TGGCCTTATGACCAAAGTAAAGTTGTGGGTGAGAATGGCGGGCCCCCGGATGCGTGCTGTGGAGCGTAAAATAAGGGCGATGAGGCAGAAATAGTTTGACAGGACTTTATAAGTATGCTTAGATGACGGTGAGAGGTAAAGATCATGTCGGAAACTCAAACCTTAAAAATTAGAGCGTATTCTCAGGTTCGGAGAAATCCGATTGCGGCCCGACACCGCATTACCTCACCTGGGGGTGCGCTCTTTTAATTTGGAGTGATTATGGAATTTCACGAAATAGCTAATATCTTTCCATTGATGGCAGATACAGAACTTGAATCATTGATTACCGATATTAAGACAAATGGATTAATTGAACCAATATGTCTTTATGATGGTAAAATACTCGATGGACGGAATAGGTATGTAGCATGTCAAAGGGCAGAGATAGAGCCACGTTTTACACGGTACACAAAAGACAATCCACTTGGATTTGTTATTAGTTTAAATCTGAAGCGGAGACATTTAAATGAATCACAAAGGGCAGTTGTAGCTTCACGGCTGGCGAATATGGAGGTTGGTGGTGACAGGCCAAGTAAAAAAGATGGTAATTTCGATTCGGCAAATTTGCCTATTGGAAATATATCACAACCAGAAGCAGCCAAAATGCTGAACGTGTCTGAAAGAACCATAAGAACAATCAAGGCCATTGAGAAAGTATCACCGGAGTTGCTCTCAGAGATAGAAGCTGGCAGGGCAACGGCGACAAAGATTTATAGTTTAGTCAAAAGAGACAATCAACGGGAAGAATACGAACAGCGGGTCGCCATAGCTTCTGAAAAAATTAAACAAGAACCTGGTTTGTTACCCAACTTAATACTGTGTGATCCTCCGTGGCGCTATGATTTTGCAGAAACGAAAAGCCGCCAAATTGAAAACCAATATGATACGCTTACTGTTCCAGAAATAGGAAAATCTTTAAAAGAAACTGAGCCGGATTGTTTATTGCTTTTGTGGGCTACGGCCCCTAAAATCAGAGAAGCATTTAAATTGTTGGATTTATGGAGATTTGAATATAAAACACAGGCCATCTGGGACAAAGAAATTATTGGAGCTGGCTATTGGTGGAGAGGACAGCATGAAATATTGATTGCTGCTACAAAGGGCGATGTATCCCCACCATTGGCAGAGTTCAGGGTGTCTTCGGTGTTTAGGGAAAGAAGAACGATCCACAGCAAAAAACCCTTATGTGTTTATGAATGGATCGAAAGAGCTTTTGCAGACAAAATTAAACTTGAAATGTTTTGTAGAGAACCGCGAGAAGGTTGGCTGAGTTGGGGGAATGAATGTTGAACGATTTTCAAGAAGATTTAAAATTCAGCCATTCGGCTGAAGATTTACCATTATGGAATACGGTTTACAATAAGGCGTTCCCGAATAATCATGGTTTTGCTAACATGAGAGATAATGGGCAAACTCAATATTTGGGAATAGACCGTACTGTTATTTTAAGTTCCGGCAAAGCTATTTATATTGATGAAAAAGTCAGACGTAAGGATTACGGGGATATTTTGATTGAATATATTAGTAATGACCAAAAAGAAACAAAGGGGTGGGCTGAAAAACCACTTTTTTGTGATTACATAGCATACGCTATTTTGCCCCAGAGTATGTGTTATTTGTTGCCTGTTCCACAATTACAAAAAGCATGGATAGAAAACAAACGAGATTGGTTGTCTCAGTTTGGGACAAAAGCGGCAGATAATAAATATTATAAAACATTAAATTGCCCAGTACCTATTAATGTTTTATTCAAGGCGATTGGCCAGACATTACGGATAGCCTTTTAAGGAATGGGATTATGGCACGACCTGAACGCAAAGATGCTGATTATTTTCCTTTCTACGCAAAGGATGGCAGAACACTATTTATTTTAGAAGACAAATACGGGTGCAAGGGCACTGGATTTTTCACTAACGTTTTACGATTTCTAACCCTCCAGCCAGACCATCATTTCTGTATTAAGAACGAAGCCGATAAATTATATTTCTTTTCCAAAACAAAATGTGACGAAGTTTCTGGCATGGACATGCTGAATATTATGACAAAGACTTGTAAGATACACAGTGACTTGTGGGTAACTTACGAAGTTATTGTTTCAGAAGACCTATTGACCAGCCTCAAAGACGCTTATCGCAATCGCATAAATTCTATTATTACAATTGATGAAATAGTAGTTTTTTACGCTGGAAACTCACAAGAAGAAGGGGTTTCTTACGCTGGAAACTCACAAGAAGAAGGGGTTTCTGATACCGGAAAACCACAAAGGAAACTAAAGGAAAGTAAAGTAAAAAAAGAGGGTAAATTTTTACCCCCCTCTTCCGATGAATTAAAAGATTATTGCCGTAAACGGCAAAACCAAATCAACCCCGAAACTTTTATTGATTTTTATACGGCCAAAGGATGGATGGTTGGGAAAAATAAAATGAAAGATTGGAAAGCAGCAGTCAGGACGTGGGAGCAAAGAGACACAGGAGCGAAACATGAAGACCCTTATGCAAAAAGTTTGTAAAAGAATAATCATATATTTAAACTCACTTGGCTTATTATCTCAAAGCCTAACGGTTAAAATCTTTAAGTGGTTTAATTTAAAGGAAATCTGATGCAGATACGTGAATTCTTATCAAAAAAAGGTTTTAAATGGCAGGAAAAGAACCGTAACGGGAAAACAGAAGCGATAATGAACTGCCCTTTCTGCGATGACACTCAAAAGAAGTTCGCCATTAACTTAACATCCGGAGCTTTCAAGTGTTTGCACGAAAATTCTTGCGGTGTTTGTGGATCATGGTGGGATTTTCAAAGGGACCTGGGGGACGAACCAAGACATCTTGATAGTGAAAAATCATTTTATAATTACACAAAACCGACATATCAGAAGCCAAAACCAAAAGCTCAAAAGCCGGAAAGTACAGTTGTTGAATATCTCAAAGGAAGGGGTTTTACGGACGAAACTATTAAACATTTCAAAATAGGGCAGCACAACGGGAACACGGTAATGATCCCATTTTTTAAAGATGGTGAAGTGGTCAATGTGAAATACAGGGGAATCGAAAAAAAGGATATGTGGACAGAGAAAAACGCCGAGCCTGTACTATTTAATCGGGACAACATTAAAACCAATGAGCTTATAATCACAGAAGGTGAGTATGATTGTATGGCGTTGCATCAATACGGTATCCCTTCTGTATCTGTTCCTAATGGTGTTAATGACTTTCGATGGTTAGAAAATGAATGGGAATGGTTGGAAAAATACACAACGATTTATATTTGTTTTGATAATGACATTGCTGGGCGTAAAGGGCTGCATGAAATAGTTCAAAGGTTAGGACTTTGGCGATGTAAGGCTGTAACATTCCCCAAAAGGATGCGAATGAATGCCTGAAGAGTAAAGTTCCTAAAGGTGAAATATATGATTGTCTTGCGATAGCACAGGACTTTAAACCATCCATGATAGTGAATCCTTCTGATTTTATAGACGAAGTTAGCAACCTTTTTACCTATCCGGATCAATTACGGGGGATGTCAACCGGGTGGGGGAAGCTGGATAAACTATTAGGTGGGTGGCGTGAATCTGAGTTGACTGTTTGGAGTGGCCGGAATAGTGCGGGGAAATCCACTATATTAAATCAAGTTTTTTTAAATTTAGCGAAAAGAGATGTTAAAAGTTGTATTGCTTCGCTTGAAATGCGAGTACCTAAATACTTGAGATGGGCCGTCATGCAACATACAGGAAAATCCTTCCTTTACAGGAACGATATTCAAAAGGCCCTCGAATGGATGTCTGGAAAAATCTATTTAATTAATACATTAGACACGCTTACACCTGAAGCTATACTCGATATGTTTGAGTATGCTGCCAGAAGATACGGAGTTAAACACTTTCTCGTTGACAGCCTTATGAAGCTCAATTTTCCCGAGAAAGACGAGTTAAAAGAGCACAAGAAATTTGTTAATCAATTAACCGCCTTCGGGGATAAGTTTAAATGCCATATCCACTTAGTAGCACATCCCAGGAAGGGAATGAAAGACAGTGACAAGCCCGGCAAGGTCGATGTGATGGGAACCGGGCACATAACAAACTTAGCCCACAATGTATTGATTATGCACCGCCCAGGAGAAGACGAAAAAGAAGCAAGCGAGAAAAACGGAAAACAGATCCCCGATGCGGTTTTGTATGTTAAAAAAAACAGAGAGATGGGAACGGAAGGAAGTTTAAAACTACAATTTGATCCTGAAACTAAGAAATTTTATGAGTGAGACAATGAAGATATTATTTGAAGGCACATTCAACTGGTATGGAGAAACAAATATTATTTATGCCTATGCGAAGAACAAGCGACAAGCATGGCTTGTTATGTGCCGTAGACTTGCCAAGAAACACGGAGTCTTACCAAGCGTAACAACGGGTTATTTTGATGGAAACCATGATAATTTCAAAGTAGAAAGAGAGATGAAGAAATGAAAGACGAAACAAGATCAAAATCATTTAATCAGCTTTGGGACGATTACCAAAGGGAACGTAAAAGGGGCGCAGAATTGTTGTTGAAAATAGAAAGGCTTGAGGCAACGATTCGGCTACGGGAAAAAGAAATTGAATTACTGAACAAAAAACTGGTGGAGGTGCAAACATGGCGAAAAAGGCGTTAGTGAGTAAACCGTTGGGGGTTCTGCTGCAAATAGGCGGCGGGATCGGACTATGTGTTGGTATTGTAAGTGCGTCAAGGGGCGATATGTCTGGGCTGGCTTTGGCGGGCATTTCGATATTAATTGTCCTTGTGGGAGGGAGGACGAAAAACAGAGAATGAGAAAGAAATAGCAGGGAACAAGGCGGGGCATGGCGTGGCAAG